CGGCTCGTCGTGGTGTGTGTATCCACCACGACAGTTTTTCCAATCACGTATTACGACGCCGGCTGTAAGTGACTTAGCGCGGCTCGTCGTGGTGTGTGTATCCACCACGACAGTTTTTCCAATTACACACCACGACGGTTTTTCTTTGTATCCCTCACGCTAGAGTTTCCAATCACACCCTACGACGTTAATTCTTTGGGCCACCGTGTCCCAAACACACACCACGACGCGCGCGCGTTGGCTTGTGACTACTGTGCCTCAAGCTCCACGATGAGAATTCTTTGGGCCACCGTGTCTCAAACCATCACGAGCGTGGGCTGCGTTACGGTTAATGAAATTCGACACGCAAAAGAAAACCCACACTTTCGCGCGGGCTTTCTTTATCTCTTTTGTCACGTTCGCCAAACGCCCAAGGGCGCTCAGCGTCAGGCGGTCAACGCCTTGGTTCCGGCGATAAAGCCCTCAATGACGTGGCGCGCGTCGAATGTCAAAACCTTGGCGTTTTCGTTTTCAAAGCGTGAGAGCATGGCCGCGAGCTGGCCCATGAACGCGATGACACTGGCATTGTCAGCACATTTCTCAATGCGCACGTTATCAGCGTTGAGCGCGACTTTCGCATCTTTGGTAACCGGCGCGTCAACAGGCGCTTTCACGTGGCGCGCGCCGCCGCGCTTGTCAGGATTGACGATTTCAGCCTGCGAAGCAAGCCTATTCCAATGCTTTTCGGCGGCCCGAACCGTGTCATGTTGTGCTTTCGTGCGATAGCCCGCGACTCCTACTTTCTTGTCAGTGAAGGGCTTGAGGCCAATGATGCTAGCAGCCTCATCCTGCTTAATGCCAGTAGCAGCGCAAAGCCGGCCTTCGACATAAGCGCCACGCGAGTTCGCCCAAACGATAATATAAGCAGCCTCATCGAGATCGGCAAGCGCATTGGTGATGAGAGCGATGGTAGCAGCACGCGCCACTTCGAAGCGCACGAACGATGCGCCTTCCGTCTTAGCGGCGGAGAAAACGCGAGCGGCGAGATTGTCAGTGAGAACGGCCATGATAAACCCCTGTTAGTTAGGTGACGTTATGTTTGGGCCATCATGGCCCAAAGCCCACTAGGGCAGGTCAGCACCGCGCTAACCCCTCAACTATCCCTATAGTCGCATAGATCGCAGGCAATGTCAACAGTCGTTATGTTTGGGCCATCATGGCCCAAAGGCAATTCAAAGATTGCTTTTTCGGGGAGGCAAAGGGGCGGAGGGGGGTTTGGGGAGGGGCTAGGCTCGGGCATTGCCCGTCACATATATAAAATACCTACTTTTTTCAAGATACATCGTACACGTTAGTACCCTTCAATTATACCCCATCCTCGTGGCTTGCTCGTGCTCGGCCTCAGCCTCAGGCCTGCGCTCTTGCGCGCGTCACCGAACATCACCGAGCCATAACGCCCAAGGGCGTTTGGCGAGCGTGACAAAAGAGAAAGAGAAAAAATTTTGTGTGCAAAATCAACACCATATCCACCATCCTAGTGTGGCACATATCTTGCAATCGCGCGTGGGCGCGCAGGCGTATAAAGAAAGACACCCACACCCTTGACCTGCACACCCGTGGAGGTTACCATGCTCGCACAACATTGGGGAATGTTGAGGCTGATCTCTGTGGACATGGGGAGAAAGCAACCAAGGGCGGTCCTGCCATCGGGGCCGCCCTTGTGTTTTTGCAGGATCAAAGTTACTGTGGAGGCACCCAAACATCACCGAGCCACACCGCCCAAGGGCGGTTGGCGAACGTGACCAAAGAGAGCGCTGAGCGATGGACACCGACTTCGACCCTGCCGGCCTCGGCTGGCCACCCACACTCCCGCTGGAGATTGCCATGGCTGAGATGCCGGTGCGCGAGATATGCGAGAGCTATGGCCTGACCCGTGACGACTGGAAGCGGTTGAAGACCGACGAGAAGTTCATCGCCCAAGTGGAGCGTTACCGCGAAGAGCTTATGAAGGACGGCGTGTCCTTCCAGATGAAGGCTCGGCTACAGGCTGAGGTGCTCCTCAAAGAAAGCTGGCGCATGATCCACGCAACGGATGCGCAGGTGCCACCGGCGGTCAAGGCCGACCTCATCAAGAGCACCATGAAGTGGGCGGGTGTGGATCAGAGCGCCAAGGCGGCTGCGATGGTGCAGGCCCCGGCCCTGCTGATTAACATCCAGTTCGCGGGCAAGCCGCCGAGCTTCGCCCCGACCATTGAGGCCAAGGCCATAGAGGCCTAATGTCACTCCACCCGCGCGTCACTCCACCCACGCGTCACTCCACCCGCGCGTCACTCCACCCGCGCGTCACTCCACCCGCGCGAGACCAACGCCTTGAAGGCGTTGTCGAGCAAGGGGAATAAAAGAGAGAGAATAAAAATGACCTCAATCATTGACTATAAGCCACCGCCGACGATTGAGCAGTTCATCGTGGATTACACGCCGGGCGCGCTGTTCTACGACTGGGTGGTTGGCCCCGTAGGGTCCGGCAAGACCACCGGGCTGTTCTTCAAGCTGGTGTATCTAGCCAGTCTCCAGTCACCCTCCCGCGATGGCGTCAGACGCTCACGCGCGGTGATCGTGCGTAACACCATGCCTCAGCTCAAGGACACCACCATCGTGTCGTGGAGCTACTGGTTCAAGGAGGGCGAGGCTGGTGAGTGGAACTTGACGGATAGGACGTTCACGCTCCGGTTCGGCGACGTGGAGTGCGTGGTGCTGTTCCGCCCGCTCGATACGCCGGATGACGTGCAGCGCGTGCTGTCACTGGAGGTGAGCTTCGCCATCATCGATGAGTTCGTGCAGATCAGGAAAGAGATTGTCGAAGCGCTGTCGGCGCGTCTCGGTCGTTACAAGCTCCCTGACGGCACCAAGCCCACCATCTGGGGCATGTGGGGTTCGTCCAACCCCTCGACGGAAGATAACTGGTGGTACGACTACCTGAATGACCCTGACACCTGCGAGACCATCGACCTAACGCGTGACGACCCGGATGTCCTGCGGGCTAGGCGTGTCATGTCCGACGATACACGCAACGTGCGCTACTTTATCCAGCCGTCCGGTCAACGCCCGGAGGCTGAGAACCTTGAGAACCTGCCGGGTGGGCGGGAGTATTATACGAACCAGATGAAGGGCAAGAGCGAGACGTGGATCAAGCAGTTCGTGGACGCTGAGTGGGGTTACAGCGTCAGTGGCAAGCCGGTGGTCAACACGTTCAAGCCGGAGCTGCATATCGCCAAGAAGCGCCTCGTCTATAATCCCCTGCTCCCGCTGATCGCTGGTGTGGACCCCGGCCTTGCTGGCTCGGCGTTCATATTTGGGCAGCAGGACTTGCATGGACGGCTCAACGTGCTGGGGGAGTGCGTGCAGTCGGGCTATGGCGCGGAGCGGCTTGTGGCTGAGGTGCTTAAGCCCTACACGCGGCGGCGGTTCCCGCAGGCCAACCTGATCCTCGCGCCTGATCCGGCGGCGGCGAACCGCTCGCAGAACGACGAGAAGCAGGTGGTGCAGACACTCAGGAAGCACTACCCGGTGAGCATCGAGAGCAACAACCGCTTGCCGCTGCGCTTGAACGCCATCGAGCACTTCACAACGAGGCTGGTGGATAGCGGCGCTGCCTTCCAGATCGACCCGTGGGAGTGCCCCATCACGGTGCGGGCGCTCAAGGGTGGTTGGCGGTGGGAGATCAACGAGAAGAAGAGTATGATCTCCGGCGATGCCCCGGAGAAGAACGCCTATAGCCATCCCGGTGATGCCCTTGGCTATCTGTGCCGATACTTCCACAAGCAGACAGAACGTGAGTTGCGGTATGGTCCGCAGTCGGCTATATTTCGGCCACCGAGCTTCAAAAACCAGTACACATATCGCTGAGGAGGCCACATGGGTGTGCACGAAGCCTTCCACCGCGGTATCGAGACGTTGCGGAAGGCGGGTATGTTGCCCCCACCGCCACCCAATGCTTATGGGCTGAATGGCGTCAGCACCCCGATGGACGAGGAGATCACGGTGCGAGCGCTCATGCAGAAGCACCTCGGTATGGTTGAGAAGGGCCGTGGGACTGCTGGTGATGCGCAGGTTGATGCTGGCACGTTTCGGTTGGCCAACCACACTGACCAGCTTGACGCGCTGGAGGCAGCGGCTGCTAACTATCTCGCGAAACAACGCCCCGGTGGGCCTCGATAAGGAACTACAAGATGGTCCGAGCTATTGCCCCGGTGGATATTGCCACTCTGACGCCGCCGAACGTGCCGGTCAAGACACCCAAGGATGCGCCGGTCAAGGTCATCCATGGGCGTGACCTCAAGCGTGTCGGTGACAAGTTCAACGACCTGTTCACGCAGTACAAGAGCGACAGGCGTCTCGCGGAGCTACGCTGGCTGCGTAATCAGCGGCAGTATCTGGGGCTCTATGACCCGGAGATTGACAAGGAGATGTCGCCCAACCGCTCGCGGGCGTATCCGCGTATCACGCGTGTTAAGTGTATCAGCGTCCTCTCCCGTCTTATGAACCTCATGTTCCAAGGCACCGAGGAAAACTGGACCATCGCGCCGAGCCCGGTTCCCAACTTCAAGGTTGCCGACGTTGAGGAAGCTATCACCTCCGCGCAGCAAGAAGATCAGGCCGCAGGGGTTCAGAGCACGCTGAGTATCGAGTATGTCAACACCGCGATGCAGCGGCTCGCGCGCAAGCGTGCGGATGAGCTTATCGACACGATCAAGGATCAGCTCCAAGAGATTGGCGGCAATCAATCGTCGGATTACGTGGCGCTCAACCGGAAGGCTGTGCAGTCCGGCATCATCTACGGCGTCGGCGTCCTGCGGGGGCCGTATGCCGTGTCGTTCAAGCAGGTGGACGTGTCTCTGGAGCCCATGACGAATAAGCCGGTGGTGACCGAGCGCACGCGGTATAAGCCGCTGTTCGAGTTCCTGCCGGTGTGGGACTTCTATCCCGACATGAGCGCCAAGACGCTGGAGGGCATGGACGGCTACTTCACACGCACCGCTATGTCCAAGGCGCAGGTGCGCGCATTGGCTGATCGTGAGGACTTCTTCGCGGACCAGATCAAGGACTATCTCAGGACGAATACGGTGGGCAACTACCGCCCCACAGAGTATGAGACCGAGCTTCGCACCATGGGCGTTCGGACCAACGTCAATGAGATGAAGATCGAGACCATGAAATACGAGATCGTCACATGGCACGGCATGGTGTCCGGCGACTTCTTGCGCATGTGTGGGGTGGATGTCGATGACGACAAGTTGACCGATGACCTTGAGGCCGAGATTTGGATGATCGCCGGCAACGTCATCAAGGCCGATCTCAATACGTGGCGCAAGCTCGACATGCAGGTCAAGACGCTCCACACGTTCCTGTTCGATGAGGACGATACGTCTCCGCTGGGTCAGGGGCTCCCCAACATTGTGCGCGACAGTCAGATGGCCATCAGCGCGGCGACCCGCATGTTGCTGGACAATGCGTCAGTGATCTGCGGGCCGAACCTCGAACTGAACACCGATCTGCTGCGCGGCGATCAGGATTTGGCGTCCACGACCGCATACAAGATGTGGTATCGCGAGGGCACCGGCCCCGATGCGCAGTTTCCGGCTGTCCGCAACGTCGAGATCAACGGTCATCTGGACGAGCTGCTCAAGGTGATCGAGCTGTTCATGAAATTTGCCGATCAGGAGACCTTCGTGGGGCCTGCGACCGGCGGCGACATGGCGCAGTCACCCTCCGAACCCATGCGCACGGCGGCTGGAGCCTCCATGCTGCGTGGGGATGCTGCGCTGCCGTTCAAAGACATTGTGCGGCAGTTCGACCGGCTCACCCAGAGCCTGATCCAGAGCCTTGTGTGCTTCAACCGGGCGTTCAACCCCGACAAGGCCCACGAGGGTGACTATAATATCATCGCGCGTGGCGCGACTTCGCTCATTGCGAAGGAGGTTCGTGGTATGCAGGTTGACCAGCTTGCGCAGACCCTGACGCCGGAGGAGAAGGATCACGTCGATATGCGTGCGCTTGTCCGGCAACGGATGTTGACGCGGGACTTGGCCGACCTCTTGTTGCCCGAAGACGAGGTTGCGCGTAATCAAGCGCAGCGTTCGCAGCAGCAGGACCAGCAGCAGCAGCTCGCAACCGCTGCGCAGCAGGCCCAGACCCGCAAGTTGCTGGCCGATGCGTACAAGAACATCGCGGCTGGCAACAAGAATAACGTCGCGGCGGACGCTCACCAGATCGAGACCGCGCTTAATTTGATGGTGCAGGGGGTGCAAGGTGGTGGACAAGCTCAACAAGGAGCAGTTGACGGAGCTGCTGGACCGGATCAGCAACCTCAAGGGGACGCCGGTCCACTCGGACCTGATCCGACTGCTCAATTACCGGCTGGACAAGTCCAAGGATGAGCTGGTAAATTCAGCCCCGGAAGACTTTCTGGTTCGACAAGGCAAGGCCCGCGCTTATAACGAGATGATTGCGGACCTACAACGGGTGCCCCTCAAACAAGGTGAGACGAGAAAATGACCACACAGGCGCTGGAGACCACTGTGACCAAGGCCGAAGAGCCGGTCGATACGTTCGCGGAAGCGTTCAAGCTCGCAACGCAGGATGATGCGCCGGACGCCGATAACGTTCAGCTTGAGATCGCAAAGGCGGCGGTCGAGGAGCCCGCGCCGCCCGAGCAAACTAACTTTGATCCGGTGATCAAGGAGCCCGTGGTGGCTGTCGAGGAGCCCAAGGCCCCGGCGGTCGAGGAGCCCAAGGCCCCGGTGGTCGAGGAACCCAAGGCCCCGGCGGTCGATGACGGCTTGATGAACCGCTTTGTCGAGGCGCTGACCCAGAAGGTTGCCGCTCCGGCCCCGCAGCAGACCCAGCAGCAGGCCCCGGCGCTGTTTACGGACGTGGAAGCCAAGCTGCTGCAAGATTATGAGGCGGATTTTCCCGAAGTCGCGCGTGCTGAGGCCCTGCGGCGGCGTGCGGAGAACCAAGTGCTCGTGCAGCATATCTTTTCGCAGGTTGCGCAGGCGTTGCGCCCCATTCAGGAGGCGCTCGGCGGTGTTGTCGAGACGACCCACGTCGAAAATCTGCACAAGGCGGTGCCGGACTACGACGATGTGCGCGATAAGGTCGTAAATTGGGTCGGAACGCAGCCGGCCTACTTGCGTGCTGCGTATGAGCATGTTATCCAAGAAGGCACGGTCGATGAGGTCGCTGATCTCATCACCCGCTACCGGACGGCGACAGGCGCGGCACCCGCTGCGGCGGCCCCTGTGGCGGTAATGGCCAAGAAAGATGTCGAGCTGCCTGACACAGCCAAACGAGCGGCTGCTGCGCTGGCCCCAGTCGCATCAAAACGCACGGCGGTCGTGCGAGGATCGGACCCCACTGACTTCGATGGGGCGTTCTCGCAGTTCGCCAAAGAGCTTTGATCCTGATAAGAGGAGCCACGCATGTCTCAGATCACGTCTTATGGTGACATCTCGCCCGCAGTCGCCGCCTACGCGGTGGTGCGTCTGCTCAAGCGCGCGATGCCCTATCTCCACATTGAGAAGTTCGGCCAGACCTACCCCCTGCCGACCAACTCCACGCAGACCGCCAAGTTCCGCCGTTACTTCCTGCAAGGCGCGGGTGGTTCGGCTGGTACGAACACCAACGGTTCCGCGTTCTATATCCCGCTGGCCACCACGCCCCTTATCGAAGGCGTGACGCCCAACGGTTCGACCCTCGCCAATCAGGACTATACGGTGCAGCTCGCGCAGTATGGCGACTTCGTGACCATCACCGACGTGATCGAAGACACCCATACCGATCCGATCCTCCAGCAGACGACCGACATTCTCGGCGAGCAGGCGGCGGTCACCGTCGAGACCCTGCGCTTCAACGTCCTCAAGGCGGGTCTGAACGTCTTCTTGGCCGGCAAGGTGGCTGGGCGTGCCCTCGTCGCCACCGCGATTACCCTCGCTGACCAGCGTGCGGTGACCACGGCTCTGAACCGTCAGAACGCCAAGAAGATCACGCAGGTTGTCGGCTCCACGGCGGACTTCAATACGAAGTCGGTCGAAGCGTCCTACATGGCCATCGTGCATCCCGACGTGGAAACCGATCTCCGCAGCATCGCCGGCTTCAAGGTCGTCGCCGACTACGGCCCGCACACCACGCCGTTCGAGGGCGAGATCGGCTCTCTGGAGCAGGTCCGCTATCTGACCTCCACCGTGTTTACCCCGTGGGCCGATGCCGGCGCTGCCGTCTCCAGCGCGGCGTTCCGCTCGACCTCCGGCATCAACGCCGACGTGTATCCGATCCTCGTCTTCGGTCGCGATGCCTTCGGCATTGTCCCGCTGAAAGGCAAGTCGGCCATGACGCCCATGGTGGTCAACCCGAAGCCCGTCTCCGGCGATCCGCTGGGCCAGCGTGGAACTGTCGGTTGGAAATTGTGGACCGCGACCGTCATCCTGCAAGACGCGTTCATGGCGCGTCTCGAAGTCGCCGTTTCGGCCTAATCTGGGTGGGGGCTTCAGCCCCCATTTCCACAGTAACTATTCGGAGACAGCATCATGACCATCGACGTTATCGACGTTGCCCTGCACGCTCCCGCGTTCCCGGTGACCTATACCGGCCCCGGCACTCTGCTGGGCAACCCCTTCTACAGCACCAACCCCGACCTGCTGACCGGCTACTTCACGTCGGACGGCAACGTTGTGTCGATCCCGCTCGGCTTTGCGCCGCAGGAGATCGAGATCATCAACGAGACTGATGGCATCGTGTGGCAGTGGAACCGCGGCATGTCGGCCACCCACACCCTCAAGAGCATCGTGGCCGGCGCTTCGTCCCTCGACGCCACCTCGGCCATCGCGGTCACCACCTTCGACGGTCGTTCCACCGTTACGCTCTCGGCAGCGCTGGCGGCTTCGGCCAAGAACATCATCTACAAAATTCTCGGCTAACGTCCTCCCAGACGTTTCCACTGGGGGAGGGTTAATACCCCTCCCCCATTTTTGTAGGTGCGTACATGGACTGCGGAGCTAGCATCATGACTGACTGCGCGCGCATTAAGCGCCTCGCCAACGGCTATACCATCTCGGTTGACGATCCCAAGATCGAGGCCGCGAACCGCAAGCGGAAAGACAGCGTGCCGTGGGTTGATCCGACCCGCGAGTTCGTGTTCGCCAACGTGGCGGACGTGCTGGAGTGGTTGGAAAAGAACCTCGATAAGGCCTTGCCGGACGACGATTTCGATAGTAGCTTCACGGCTGCATTACTGGAGGACGATGAAAAATGAGTGAGCCGATCAAACCGCAGAAGCCCAACCTCGCCGGGCTCTCCAACACCCCGACCAAGACGGTGCGGATCAACGTCGAAGAAAACGACGCCATTCCGCCGTCTGGACTGTTCGTGTCCCTCAACGGGCGCGCTTATCTGATCCAGCCGGGCAAAAACGTGGACGTGCCTGTCGGCGTTGTTGAAATCCTCGAAAACGCCATCTATGATGCGCCGCAGGTGGACCCTTCGACTGGCCGTGTTGTCGGTACGTCTTCGCGGCTTCGCTTCCCCTTCCGTCTGGTGCGCAAGGTGGCAGCCACAGAGGACTGACGATGCAGCTCGGCGATCTCCTTGAGGAACTGAGGGAGAATATCCTTCGCGACCGATCCTCCCAGATCGACGGGCCATCCGATCAGCTTTGGACGGACAGGACGCTTGTCCGCTACATCAACGAGGCCCACCGGCGCTTTGCGCGGATGAGCCTCACCATCCACGACGGTTCCTCGCGTGAGGCGACGTATCTGACCCTGTTGGACAGCGTCAACACCTACGCGTTGCACCCCTCGGTGCTGGCGGTCGTCTCGGCCAAGATCACAGGCGACACCGCCGACTTGGCGCGCGCAGGCCATGCGGCCTTCTCGACGTACAGCAAACCCGACCCCTACTTTTTCGATCCGCAGAACCTCTCGACCATGCCGCCCGGTAAGGTGCTGGCTTACTCGACCGATGAGCAGCTCTCGGAGACGGACGGCGGGGAACGATCCGTAGTTACTTTGACCACCTTTCCGATCCCGGCGGCTCCGTATCTGGCCCAGCCGGTGCGGCTGCGTGTGGTGCGGCTGCCGCTGAATGATTTTGTGTTGGCCGATCTCACGGCGACCCCGGAGATACCGGAGATACACCATCTGGAGATGCTGGATTGGGCGGCATACCTTGCGCTGCGCATCGCGGACCACGATGCTGGTAACCCGCAGCGCGCCGCTGAGTTTCGCGCTTCGTTTGAGGCCCACGCGGCGCAGGCGAAGAAGGACATGATGCGCAAGCTGTTCGCCCCCGCCCAGTGGGGTTTCGGGCGCAACGGTTTCACTTGGGCGGGGAACTAAGTTATGACCTCGAAAGTTATGGATATTAGCGGCGGTGGGATGCCTCCGGTGACCCCGCTGACCCCGGTCATCACCGACAACACCCAAACCACGCCCCCACCCCCGCTCCCGCCGAGACAGGGGTTGGATACCGGCACGATTGGCGGGCTGATCGGCGCTGGAGCGGCTGGCGTTGCGAAGGCTGCGCCGTATGTGCAACCTCTCGCGGCGAGGGCGCTTGTGGGCGCGGGTGCGCTGGGTCTCCCGACTGCGGGTGTTGGTGCGGCTGCGCTGGGTATCCCGCTTGCGGCGGGCGCCGCTGTACCGGCTGTTGGTGGGGTGGTTGGTCACACGCTGGCAGGCCCCATCGCTGACATGATTATGCCCCAGTCCCCACTGCGACAGCAGCTCAGCCAAGATGCTTCGGCGATTGGCGACGCGTCTGGTTTCGGCAAGATACAGGCGGCAGTGGGGTTGTACGATAATGCCCGGCTCAACATGTTGAAGAGTGCGTGGGGTGGCTTCGGTGAGGGCATCCAAGGGTTGCGTGAGGCCATGGCGCAAAAAGGCGTGGTCGGCGGGATGTTGAGCGGGCAACCGTCCGCGCAGGCAGCCCCGGCGCAGGCAGCTCCGGCGCAGGCAGCTCCGGCGCAGGCAGCTCCGGGGCAGGCAGCTAAGCAGATTGTTCCGGGTAGCCCCGAGCACGGTCAGGCGGCCTTCGCGATGCAGCCTGACCAGTTCAAGCAGTCGTTGAAAGGTATGACCAACCACGAGGGTATGCAGCTCTTGCAGGCAATGGCACAAATCCCATCGCATGGCGATCAAGCGCTGGCTGAGGTGCACAACCTGTATAACAAGCAATACGCGGCTGAGCTGAACGATGCCACGTCGCCGGCTGAGCAGCTAAAGGCGTATCAAAATCACGTTGATCGCTTGCTCACCGTCTCGGTGCGCGGTATTGGTGCTATGAACCCCGATTTACGCAGATAAGCACAGGATAAGCTGGCACATGGCACAGATCACCGATGTCCAGCAGCCCGCGTTGCCGGCTGTTGCCAACCTCCCGTCGTTCGCACCACCTCGGGGGTTTGGGCGGGCGTCGTTGGATCAGCTCAATGGTGGTCAACCATCGTTGATTGGTGGCGCACTCTCCGCTGGCACACATGAGCTGGGTAGCCAGTTCGGCGGGTTTGTCAGCGCGCTCGGTACGACGCTGGGCATGAACGGCGTCTCTGACTGGGGTCAGCAGGTTGCGCAGTCGCAGGCAGCGGCTGCGGCGCAGAATGGCCGACCGGACTTGGATGCTGACCCGTGGTCGCCGTCTGGTATGGCTTACGGGCTGGTTAAGGGCCTGCCGATGTTGACGGGTGTCGCGCTTGCACATCGTCTCGGTGCGAAGCGGCTGGCTCCTGCTCTCGGTGTGTCTGAGGGCGTCGGTGGCACACTCGGTGCTGGTGCGGCGTTGTATCCCGGCATGGTCGGCAGCAACGTCGAGACTGCGCGCAAAGCCAACGGAGGGGAGCTGACACCGAACGCTGCGGCTGCCTCGCTGGCTATGGGTGTCCCGGAGGCGGCGATTGGCTCCATTGTGCCGGGTAATGTCGATAAGATGCTCGCGCGCGGTATGGCCGGCGACTGGCTGTCGCGGCTCGGGAAGGGTGCCGCGATTAACGCTGGTATGGGTGGTGTGCAGGGCGCTGCCAACACCGTGTTCAACCAGTTCCTTGGTGACCAGAGCCGCCCCATCGCGGATCGGGCGAATGACGTTGTGCAGTCGGCGCTGCAAGGCGCGTTTCAGGGCGGCGTCATCGGTGGCGTCTTCGGTGTTGTGGGTGGTCGGAAGCGTGTTGCCCCGACCGCGACGGATGACGCCCTGACGAGCGCTGCGACGGTGCCGGGCGCGACGGATGCCGAGCCCGCGAAGACCACTGTTGGCCCTGCTGACGCGAGCGGTGCTGCGCAGGTGGGCCTCGACCTCCCCGAGCAGCAGACGCCGCAGATGGCGGATCACCCGCTTGCGCCTGAGATGCAAGGCCCGACGATCCCGCCCGAGATGGTGAATGGCCGGCAGATGTCGCTGTTCACGCCCGACGAAGAGGGTGCGCGGCAGGCCGACATTTTCAAGATGCGCGGCGTGGTGCGTGATGCGCTTGGCAAGGCTGAGCTGGACCCCAACACCGATACGTCCTTCGTGGATAATCTGAACGCCACCAACACGCCGGAGCTGATTAAGGCCCTACGCGAGCAGGTAACGCGCTACGACCGCGACAAAGACGGTGCGATGCCTGCGTGGTTCAAAGAGCTTGCCGCTGCGCATGGCGTTGTGGACGAGACGGGCAAGACGCGTAACCTCACCGATGAACATGCTGACCTGCTCACGCAGATCGAGACACAGAAGGGTGCCGGGAACGGTACGTATCAGACACTTTTGGAGCGCGCCGCGCAGCGTAAGGCGGAAGGCAATGACGCTCGGCAGACCGTCCTATTGGATCAAGCAAATACGATCCGCGCGCGAAACGATGAAAAGGTCGCAGCCCTCCAAAAGCGAGCCGACGAACTAACGCCGCTCATGGACCAGCACGCGCAGGCTGACGCGCTGCCGGATAAGTTCTCGCCGAAGCAGGTGCCTGACACGCTGAGCGACAAACCGAAGGCCGCAGCGCTCTATCAGCAGATGGAGCTTTTGCGCGACCACTCGCCTGATCCCAAGATCGCTGAGCGTGCTGCACGGGCGTCTGATTTGCTGCGGTCGGGGCGGCAGGACCAGATGCGCCGTGCAGCGCAGATTGCGCAGGACTTCGCTGATCGTGTGGCGCGTGAGTGGGGTTACAGCGACAGGGACAAGCCGGTCGCTCCTGCCGTGGACGAGGACGCTGCCCGGCGAGCCGCTGACGACACTACCCAGCCGGCTCCGGCCCCTGACACGACCGTGGACGAGGACGCTGCCCGGCGAGCCGCTGACGACACTACCCAGCCGGCTCCGGCCCCTGACACGACCGTGGACGAGGACGCTGCCCGGCGGGTGGCCGCCGAGGCTCCCGAGACGCCTGCGGAGCGGGAAGCCGCAGTAACTGCGCCCCCGGCCACCCCGGATGCCCAGCCTGTGGTCGCTGCCCCGGAGGGCATCCCGTTCATGGTCACCAAGGCCATGCGTAAAACGCTGCTGGAGCGGGGCTATACGGTTGACGACGTGCGCAACATGACGCCTGCGAAGGCGCGGGAGGCGTTGCAAGCTCCCACGGCTCCCACAGCTCCCCCGGTTGTGGATAATCCCACCCCGTCGCCCGAAGCGCAGATGAGGGTTCGGGATGAGATTGCCCCGTCGATGTTGGAGGCTCAGCGTAAGGAGCTTGAGGATCACGTCGCGCGCACGCAGGCGGATCGTGCCACGCGGTTGCAGGCTGAGAGGCAGGCCGCACTTAGCCAGACCGGGGCGTATCAGCCGCCCAAGAAGAGCATCTCCCTCGGGGGTATCCAGCGGTCGAAGGACGCACTGGCGACCATGGCTGAGCCGGCGGGTCGGACGCAGGCTGACGTGGATGCCGAGCACCTGATCTCCAATGGTGCGACCGGCGCGCAGGTGCTCAAGCATATTGAGGACACCACCACCGATCCGAACTTGCGCCGTCTGGCCAAGAAGATGCGGGAGAGGGGCCTTGACCCCACAATCTCGTATGGCACGCGGGATGAGATTGAGGCGGATGCGCAGGCGACGCAGGGTAAGACCTTCGACGCCACGAACGCGGACGCGGCGTATAACGAGACGACGAACCATGTGTGGCTGGCATCGCGTGAGAACACGCACCAGAATATCATGCACGAGATGATGCACTCCGCGACGTGGAAGGCGATTGAGGCCGGCGGACCCATCGCGAAGCGTATGAACGACCTGTTTGAGCAGGTTAAGCGGTCGGCAGCAGTGCGTCTGGATAAGGCTGCGGGCAAAGTGCCGTATGGTCTGACCAACCTGCACGAGTTTGTTGCTGAGGCGTTCACGAACCCGTGGTTCCGTGACACCCTCTCTAAGGTCACGATGCCCGGTGAGACCAAGACCCTCTGGGGCAAGTTCAAGGATGCGGTTAAGCGGTTGTTCAACCAGCCAGAGAAGACCCGCACGGCGCTCGATGAAATTATGGACATGGGGCAAGACCTCATGGACGAGCACCAGAAGATCGACGTGTCGCCGCAAAGTGAGGCGATCATGGCCAAACGCGTTGCGGATGAGCATGAGAAAGTCAGCATAGTAGGCGCAGGCATCTTCCATCAAGCGCAGGATAGCCTCAGCAAGCTGGCCAACCTCGTCTCAAATCCGAAAGAGATGGGCACGAAGATCAGTGCGTTCGCTGACTACAATATGACCCGCACACAGATGATCCGGCGTCATGCGGCTGAGTTTGCGTCCGGCGCAACGCAGCACATGGAGGATGCGTGGGCAGCGCACACGGCCATTGGTCAAGCTGCGGCAACGACCGGCTTGCATGTTAAGGTCGCCATCGACGGGATTAAGGATGTTGCGACGCGTGATGCGGCGCTGCGGGATGCGTTTTGGTCGAGCCAGATCGGGGCGCACCCGTTCAAGACGTTTGCGGAGCAGCCGAACCTCCACAACCGTAAGGATCGGGCGATCATTCAGCCGGAAATCGACCGCATCGCGAAGGCGTTCAACGACGTGTACCGCCAGAAGGGCGCGCGTGACGCGATCACGCAGGCGCACGCGGCTGGTGAGGCGCAGAACGCATCGCAGATGATGCTGGGGCTGCACGAGTTTATGCGCCGGGAGAAATTCGGTGACTTGATTACCGATGCGGACGTGCACGACCAGTTCGCGAATAATGCCGATGCGCACACCCCGGCGACTGCGGCTACGTTCTATAGGGCTGCGCTGGATAAGCAGGTCGCCAACATCAAGCAGTTTGTGGATGCGCAGGAAGGCTCTGTCGCCCATCTGCCCCAGAACGATAGTGCGCGGCAGGCTGTGACGGCGCAGCTCAAAGACTTGAAGGGTCAGCTCAACGCAATCAGCAGTAACTTGATCACCCACGAGCACTCGCCGTATATGCCTTCCGGTCGTGAGGGTGAATACGCGGCGGCGTTCACGTTGAAGCTCGGCGACGATGGGCAAATCCACCCGCAGGCGTTGGCGGCGTTACAGGACGGGCTTGCTGCGCGCGGCCTGAATGTCGGCATCAATCAGCATGTGGATAACCCGAGTGTGTTTATTCGGGTGGGTACGCTCGACAAAGCGCAGCAGATTGCCGATCTCGCGCAGGATTTGGGTAAGCGCGGCTTGCTGGACGAAAAGGGCGATGCTCCACTGGCAAAGCGGTTGGATGACGATGCCATGGCGAGCCGCACGCGGCCTGCGTGGGTGAAGCAGATGATGGACAGTGTGGCGCAGGATACGCGTATTCCCGAGGAGCAGCGGGCCGCGATCCATGACCAGCTTCGTCAGACGTGGGCTGACATTTTGCCGTCGCGTGACGTGGTGCAGCTCGCCCGCAAAAACGTCCAAGGCTTCTCCACTGACGTGGCGCGGGCGCTGGATCGTCGTAACAGTGTGTGGGCGAACGGGCTTGCCAATCTCGTGACGCAAGAGCGCAAGAACGTCGCGTTTGGTGAGATGCGGGATGATATTGGCAATCTTCAACGGCAGCCCGATGTATCCAAGACGGTCAGCGCGCAGAACTGTCTCAATGAGCTGGCTACGCGTGAAGTTGGCCGTGACTGGCGTCCGCAAACGACAGGGGGTGATACCTTCCGCTCCGCGCTCCATGCGTGGCAGCTCGGCGTGTCCCCCGCGTATTTTGTGCTGGAGCTGTCGCAGGCCCCCATGTTCGTGCTTCCGGCTATGTCTGCGGAGCGGGGTATTGCGAAATCCACTGCTGCGCTGACCAGCAACCTTGCTATGACGATTAAAGTCATGCGCGCTATTTCGAGTGGTCCGCTGGGCAAGTACGGCGTGTTCACCGCGCAGGGGTTGAAGGACGCGAATATCCCGCCGGCTATCGCTGAGCATCTCCTCAAGTGCAACAATCGTGGCTGGTTTGAAAACTCAGCCACGCGTGAGCTTGGGATGTCTGCGGACGGTCGCGCACAAACCACCACCCAGAAGGCAATCCACTGGGCGAACTTGTCCGCGCTCTACACCGAAGTTGCCATGCACGTAAACACGGCTCTGGCCGTGAAATCGCTGCACGATACCAAGCCATTCGCGGAGGGGCTGGATGCCGCGACTGACCGCATCATGGAGAAGGGTCACTGGAAGTGGGGCGCAGGAGAGAACGCGCGCTCCATGGGCAAGCAGGGTTTTGCCGGCAAAGCGACGCCCTATCTGACGCAGTTCATGGGCTGGCAGATGAAGGCTCTTGAGACCTATTACCGCGAGCTGCACACTGTGTTCAGCGGCGATGCCTCGCGTGATGCGCGAATACAGTCCGCTAAGTTTATCGGCGGTCATATGGCTGCGGTTGTGGCGTTCTCCGGCTTGTCCGGTTTGCCCACGACGCCGCTTATGGGTCTGGCGTCGAAGGTCATGAACACGCTGACCGGGTCGGATCAATACGATTTCGAGCAGAACTATCGTAGTTATCTTACAAGCATGTTCGGCAAGGAGTTCGGTGACGCCATGGCGCGCGGTCTTCCGCATCTGGCCGGATTTGACATGAGCGACGTGGGTGATGAGGGCTTGGTCCCCGGCGGTCGGTTCCTCGCAGATCAGCGGAAGTGGCAGGATGCTTCCAAAGACGCCGCGTGGCGGTCGATGGGTGCGGGTATCGGCTTCGCGAGCAACGCTGTTGGCGCGATGCAGGATTGGTCGATGGGTAACCCCGAAGCAGCTCTCCGCAAGTTGCTGCCGGCCACGCTGCGTAACCCGTATGAAGCGTACATGATGCACGAGCATGGCTACGTCAACAACTCGGGCGTGAAGGCACCGATCCAGCCGACGAGCGCGGATGTGTGGAAGAAAGCTCTGGGCCTTGAGCCCGCGAGCATGAAGCAGAATGAGGACTTACGCGATCAGGCGGAACGCACCGAGACCATGCAGCACAACATCTCCGGTGCCATTGAGGCGAATATCAAGCGCGCAATATCGTATGGTGATGGCTCCTCGTTGCAGGATGCGATACAGAAGGCGCAGGCGTTCAATCAGACCCACCCGAATACCCCTATCGACGTGAACAAGGCGGCGGTGGGTGTCCAGATGGAGAACGCACGCGCGATTGGGCTGGGGCTGCCTGCTGGCACCGGCAAACCGACAGATGCGCGCTTGCGCACACGCCTCGACCCGTATTATATTCCGGGTAAGTCCTAACCACAGTTACTACGCGGGAGCACACACATGTCCTCGGCCTATAATAAGTTCAACGCTTTTGTCGCCGATCTGGCGGATAAGGTTCACAACCTCGGCAGCGACACCTTGAAGGTGTCGCTGACCAACACTGCCCCGGTCGCCACCAACGCGGTGCTTACGGACATCACCGAGATCGCCGCCGGCAACGGCTACACGGCGGGCGGCAACGCTGCGACGGTGACCAGCGCTGCGCAGACGGCTGGCACCTTGAAGCTGCTGCTCCAGAACCCCGCGACGTGGACCGCCTCCGGCGGCACCATCGGGCCGTTCCGCTACGCCGTGATCTACAACAGCACGGCGTCCGGCAAGAACCTCATCGGCTGGTTCGACTATGGCTCTTCGGTGACCCTCAACGCGGCTGAACAGTTTCAGGTCAGCTTCGACCAGACCAACGGCGTCTTGACGCTCGCCTAAGTCAACGCAGCATCACGGCTCAGATGTAAGAGGCAACTATGGCGACGAAGTTTTACGATCTGGTCCGTGTCTATACTGCGACGACCGGCACGGGCACCATAACGCTCGGCACTGCGGTGCCGGGCTTTCAAACATTTGCCGCAGTGACCGATGGTGTGACCGTCAGTTACGCGATTGAGGAGGGAGCCAACCGCGAGGTGGGTCATGGCGTCTATAGCGCCAGCGCCGGTACGTTGACCCGCACCCCGCTGGTCTCGACGGCCGGCGCGAACGGCCCCATCACGCTGGCTGGTTCCGCACAGGTGGCGATTACGCTTGCCGCCGAAGACCTCATGCTCGCCAACCTGCTGGACGTTAATGCTTCGGCACCGTCCAATGGTCAGGTCTTGGCGTGGTCCAACACTGACAGTAAGTGGGAGCCCGCGACTGTATCGGGTGGCGGCAGTGGCTCGACCACGCTGGCTGCGCTGACGGACGTGTCCATTGCCTCGCCGACCGATGGCCAGTTGCTGGCGTACAGGACGGCGGACAGTAAGTGGGAGCATAGCGACCTGTATCTCACGGCCAGCGCGACGAAATACACGCAGGTGAAGCTCACGCTGAATGGTCCCGGACAGTGGGGCATCTACGCCCTCGCTGCGCTGTCGCTCAGCACGGCTGCCGGTGTCGCGACCCCGTCCGGCATTAGCGCCAATTCCGACTACAACGCCCGGAGCGACATTACGTCGCAAGCGGTGAGTATCCTCATTGCGTCGCCGGATACGAGCCATGGCTGGTCTTCCGCGAACTTGACGGATGTTGAGATCGTGCTGACCTACGCGTCAGCTATCGCGCCGACCAGCGTGAACGTGACGCCGATTGTGAGCACGCACGCGGCTTGCGCCCCGGCTGGGGCGACGATCTATGGGTCGCTTGACAGCGGCGCAACGTGGGTCGAAATCGGCACCAGCACGTTCACCGGGGAGACCGGCGGTGTGCTCTCGAATGAGGTCATTGTGCCGGTCTCGACCACGATCAGCATGTCCCGCCCGAACGACGTGGACCACACGGTGTCGCCGGCCACGGGTGACGTGCTGATCTGGAACGACAGCACTGGAAAGTGGGTGCCCTCGCCCACCGCGTTTGCGCAGTATGCCACCCTGTGGACGGCTCCCCCTGCGCTGGCCAGCTTCACCACTCTCAACTCCGCATCGGCTGTCCAGAACGCTGACAACAGCATCTCGGTGACTGGTGTTCCGACCGGCAACAACGTTCAAGCCTATCAAGGCATCTACAAGGCTGCTCCCGGAACCCCATACCGTATCCGCGCGCTCATCAAGCCCCAACTGATTTGGGCGGCGAATAACTATTGTTGCGTCGGGATCGGCTTTACGGACGGTACGAAGTTGCAGGTGGTCTCGTTGGGGACCACCGGTATGGCCCCCAACCTCGGTGTCGCGAACTGGGACAGTGTCACGTCCTTCAACAGTAACGTGGGCACCAATGTCCCGATGCCTGTCCCCGACACGCTCTGGCTTGAGATCGCCGACGATGGCACGACGGTCTATTTCCAGTATTCGTATGACGGGTACAACTTCATCCCGCTTTACAGCGTCGCCAAATCAGCCGGCTTCCTTGGGTCTGGCGGCTACACCAACGTCGGCGTGCTCCTCAACACCTACACAACGTCCGCGTATGACGGCATCCCCGTGGGTGGTGTGGTATTGTCGTGGAACCAAGCTCTGATCGCGCCGTAAGAAACCCACCCAATTGAGGGCGATCGGATGACGAAGTTCTACGATCTGGTGCGGATGACCACCAGTACGACCGGCACTGGCACTGTAACGCTCGGCACTGCGGTGCCGGGCTTTCTTGCGTTGGCGACCGCCGGTGCGGCGGATGGGGATCAGATCACCTACACGCTGCAAGACGGCGTGAGCACGGAGCTGGGGCATGGCACGTATAGCGCGTCCGCAGGCACTCTCACCCGCACCGTGCTCAAATCCACGAACGGCAATAATCCGATCAACCTCTCAGGCCTTGCGCAGGTGGTTTGCTCGCTTGCGTCGGAGGACTTGAAACTCGCCAACCTGCTCGACGTGACGACCGCCGGAGCGACGGATGGTCAGGCGCTGATCTGGGACGCGGCGTCCGGCAGGTTCACGGTGGCGACTGCCGTAACAACCAGCGCAGCAACCACGCCATCGCTTATCCAATACAAGTATTCCACCAGCCAGTCTCTCACGTTCGACACAACGCCGACTATCGGTAACTTGGTGATCCTCCTCACTGATGGGGCGACCTCAATCAGTGATAGCACCATGACCTACGTGGGGAAGCAGGTCAACGGTGACATGGGGCTCTCGATCTTCATGCGTCGCGTGACGGCTGCCAATCAGACCACCACCATCAACGCATCTGGCATAACCCACGTTGTCGGTATTGAGGTCGCGAACGCCGGCAGCATCGAGTTCTCCACTGCCGTGGGCGGGTGGACTTCCGAGAGTGACGGCACCCACTGGACCGGCAGCATCCCGGCTATCGCCGAGAACGCGCTGCTGATGGTCTTCCTTAACGCGTATCCGAGCGCTGCCACGTATGGCGCTATGACGACGGGATATGCGCAGCTCTCCTTGTTCGATCAGGCCGGTATCGTGGTCGCAGGCCCGGCAGTCACCCCGCCGGCTACACCGCAGCCGTTCGACATTCTCGTTGAAGGGTCTGAGGTCTGGTTCGGGATGATCCCGTTCTACATCGTTGGGGAGCCGCCGCACGCGTCACTTACGCAACTGAACGACGTTGTGGGTGTACCATCTGACGGTGACGTACTTCTGTACGACGCCACCAAGGGCTCGTGGACGCCGGTAAACCTTCTCACCTATATCAGCAGTGGCGGTACGACCCGCACGGCATAATCTAAGGGGTTGCTGTGCTCGGCTATGACGCCTTCGGCCAACTCGCTATTGGTCAAGCCTATTCGACCACGGTCACCACGAGCGGTGCGCCGGGTGCGATTGGCCAGTTTGCGTTCGGGCAGCTCACCACGAGCGTGCAGGGCCGCGTGCTTAACGCCTATTTCTTCGATGTCGCGACTGGCGCGTTCGCAGTAACTGGGGTTGACGCATCGCTGACGCATGGTGTGCCGCTCCGTAGCATGGCGGTGACGCCGGGCACATTCACGCTGGTCGGGGATGCTGCAACCTTTGAGGACGTGCACACCATTAAGGTGCTTACGACCGCTCCGGGCGCGTTTGTGCTGACCGGGCAGCCGACGACGCTGATCCACACACGCGAGCTGGTGACCGCGCCTGGGGCGTTCGGGCTGAGCGGTCAACCCACGACGTTCCACCGCAAGTACGCGATCACTGCACAAGCTGGGGCTTTCAGCTTCACAGGGTCTCCCACGAACTTCTTGAGGCCGCTACGCAACCTCAAGACCGTGACGGGTGCGTTCACGATCTCTGGGGCGGCATCGTTCACTCTGGTGCGTGAGCTTGCGGTTTCGACAGGCGCATACTATCTCGCAGGCAATGCGGTTCCGGCGGTCTACCCACCGCTTGTCGCGCGCGGGGGTGCGTTCAGCCTACAATCAAGCCCTGCAACCATGACGCGGACGCGTGTGTGGTCGCTTTCGACGGGTGCGTTTGCACTGGCTGGTGCGGCTGCGTTCCTGCTATACCGCCCGTTCAACATCGTGACCGGCATGTACGCGTTGACAGGCCAGCCTGCGACCATGACGCGGAAGCGCGTGTTGTCGGCGGTGCCCGGAGCCTTCACATTGGGCGGGGGTGCGGCTGCGTTCGCGCGCAATCTGGCGGCAGCGCCGGGCGTCTATGTGCTGGGCTCCCAAACTGCCGTGCTGAGCGTGGGCCATGTGCTGACGGCTGCGTCGGGCGCGTTCGCGCTGGGCTCCCCACTCGCATCCTTGACCCGGACCAAGCTGCCTGCCGTCGATATTTTGGCGGCTGCGTTCGTGCTGACAGGCCAGCCCGCCACGTTCAAGAGGTCGTATGTGCTGTCGGCCACACCCGGCACGTTCGTGCTGGGCGGCTCTGCGACGCTCCTGCGCCCCCGGACGCTCTCGGCCACACCCGGCACGTTCGTACTGGGTGGTCTGGCTGGGCTGCAAGTGACTTATGGCATCATGGACGACCCCACGAGATACGCCCTTGCTGGGCAGCCGGCGGGCCTGCTGGCTGGCCGCGTGCTGGCTCCGGCCCCGGCCTCGGTCGCACTGGCGGGGCAGCCAGCCTCTCTGGCGGTTCTGCGGACGCTCTACGCCCTACCGGGCGCGTTTGTGCTGACCGGGCAGCCGACGTCGAACCAGCGGGCGATCACGCTGCAAACCCTCACCGGGGCGTTCGATCTGCTGGGGCGGCCAGCGTCGCCGGCACGGGCCTACGAGCTGGACGCGGCAGCAGGGGCGTTCCGTCTCGGTGATTACGCAATCTCCATGAACGTGGCACGCAAATTGCAGGTCGGGGGCGGGGCGTTCGCAGTAACTGGGGTGGGTGCAGCGTTCTCACGCAAGCGGGTGCTTCTCGCCGGCCCCGGCGTGTTTCATCTCGACGGGGCAAGCCTTGTCGGGTATGGTGCGGTCGGTCGTGCACAAGCGGACTTCGCGCTGGTGGCTCGCACAGAGGTGACATTCATGGACCCGAAGACCAGCGTCGATCTGGAACCTGTGGCGGACGTGGTGCTCGCGCTTGCGGTCCCCAGCATGTCTGTGAGCTTCGCGGCACAAGGCAGCACCTTCGTGGAGCTGCACGACGCGGCCCTGACGGTCATGTTTAGCGAGGCATAACGATGAGCGTCTTTACGCGCCAGAACCAGTTGACCATCACTGTTCAGTTCGTGGCAGCCGATGGCACCCCGACCCAGCCACAAAACGCGACGCTACGTCTCGTGTACGTGGGCCTGACCAGTCAGAAGGTGATCGAGGATATAACGCTGTCTTACATGTATGGCGTGTGGTCCGGCGTATGGGATAGCACCCCCTGCAAGGGCGGGGTGGTTGCGTGGGTGGCACGAGGCTATGGCGGCTATAGTGCCGCGAAGCAAGGGTCGTTTATCATTGATGCGAACGCAGCAAATATGTGAGGTTGATTATGAGCACTGAACCGATTACGCCCGTTACGCCCGTCAAACCCGTTGCGCCCGTTGCGCCCGTCAAACCCGGCTGGAGCGTGAGGATCACGCAGCTCTGGACTGTGGACATGGAGCCGCACATCCTCGGATGGCTCGATGAGCACTGCATCGCTTCGTGGCGCGTGAAGATCACGCAGCTCTGGACGATCCGGGTGGCTCTCTTCTGGATTATCTTGTCGGCCATCGCGACGATCTGGTCCGCGTTGACCGAGGTCATGCCGTTGTGGGTCTACGCCGTGCTCGGCATCCTTATGAATGTGACGCTGGGCATTGCCCGCATCGCCAAGCAGCCGGGAGTGGACGAGTGACCGACGCGCCGAACCCCCAGAGGAAGATCGCTGGACGCCTCAAGACCCACGGGTTGTTGGCGGCGCTTGCGGTCACCACTGTCGGCAGCCTTGAGGGGCTGCGACAGACAGCTTATCCCGACCCCGCCACACGGGGCAAGCCGTGGACGGACTGTTACGGCCACACCGGCCCGGACGTTCGTCGCGGTGTCCGCGAGAGCCTTGCGCAGTGCAAGGAGCTGTTGCTGGCCGACCTCGCCAAGGCTGGCGGCGGCATCGACCGCTGCATCACACACCCCACGACCGATGGTCAGGCTGTCGCCTTTCTGTCGCTCGCCTACAACATTGGTGTTGGCGGCTTCTGCCGGTCCAGCATCGCGCGGGACTTCAACGCGGGGCGCGTCACGCAGGCGTGCAATGACCTCATGAGGTATGACCGCGCTGCTGGGGTCGTGTTCCCCGGTCTGGAGCGTAGGCGCGCGATTGAGCGCCACCTGTGTCTCGGCCAAACGGAGGAGTGACTATGGGTGAGCTATTCAACCTCATCCCGCACGCCGGGGTGATCTTTTGTGTACTGTGCTCGGTCGCGGCGCTGGCGGCGTTCATCTATATTCCTGACCCGTTCAAACATTACGCGACCGACGCTTTACTGGTGCTCGGGCTCGCGTCGTTCATTTATGGGGATGGCTACGCGGCTGCGGAGCGCATCTGGAAATCCAAGTTCGACGTGGCCATGGCGGACATCAACGCCGAGAACGAGAAGGCTGTCGTGGCTGCTGAGGAGCGTGTTCGCGCCACCGACGCAGCCAATGCCACCACCTTGAAGACCCAGCTCGATCTTCTGACTGCGCAGCACGACGCGGATCAGTTGGCGCTTCAACCCATCCGAAATGAGATCGCAAAGGCCGGCGCGGATGCCGACATGTCCGCTCCGTCGTTAATTCTCGACGCAATCAGGAGCGCGAAATGAGGCAACTGTGGGTGCTGGCACTGCTCATGCTGGGGGCATGCGATCCGTCGCAGCCCATCGTCATGACCTCCCCGCCACGGATCGAAAAAACCTTGCTCAACAAGATCATCCCGACCGGGGTGCTCTCCTGCCTGCGCGAGCCTGACGGCTCGGCGGTTACGTCAATCCGGCAGTCGGCGACATATGTCATTGACCTGAAAAAAGCTGGTCGCGACTGTCGCCAAAAGCTCCAGATTGTGCGAAACATAATCCAGAGAGAACAGTAACTATTGGACCGGATCATGGAATTGATGGCGTTCGCGGGGGCCGTGGCTGCCAGTCACGGCCCCATGATATTGACGATAGGGGCACCATTCATCTCAGCGTACCTCACTTGGGTGATGGCGCACAAAAAGCTCAAGATGGAGCAGGATGCGCAGACAGCACACCAAGACGAGATGGTGCATGCGGAGACCGCTAACCAGACCGACGCTTGGACGCGCCGGTTCGATGCGTTTATTAACGCTGCCGAGGCGCGCAATAAAGACCTCTACACGGAGGTAATGACCTTGCGGCGTGAGGTGGTGCTGCTTCGGAAGGCGCTAGATCGGCGTACTTCTCTCTGCTCGGGCTGCGACAAGTTGCAGTATGTGGCATCGGAGGCTCCCTATGGCTCAACCTGATCCGAACGCCCCGCCGGAGACCATAGCCTTTAGTGGCTTCTCCGGCATGAAGAACACAGTTACTGCGGAGCGCCTGACAGCCGATGAGCTGGTTCGGGCGCTTAACGTGGATATTGACGACAAGGGGCAGTTGCTCCGGCGGCGGGGCAAGACGCTCGTGGCAGGCGGCGACTTTCACAGTCTGTTCGCCGCCAACGATGGCACCGTATATGGTGTGCGCAACAACAACCTGTGCATCATCAACCCGGACTACAGCACGGAAGTGCTCAAGACCGGCCTCAACTCGGACCCGGCCACCGGCCTGAGCCCGTTGTGCTATCTCCAGATCGGCGAAACCATCTATTTCTCGTCGTTGCAGGACAGCGGCAAGATCATCGGTGACGTTGTGAAGCCTTGGGGTCAGCAGAATGATGCTGGGTTGTGGCTCTCGCCGGTGATCCACCCCACACCCACGCTCGCGGCCATCCGGGGCAAGCTGCTCAAGGCTCCACCCATGGCCACCGCCATGACGTACTGGAATGGGCGCATCTATATGGCCAACGGTCGGCAGCTATGGGCCACCGAGCTGTATCTGTACGACTACGTGGATGCGACGCGTACATTCTTCACGTTCGAGACCGACATTACGCTGCTCGGCACCGTGGGCGACGGCTTCTACGTTGGGGGTCTGGACGGGCTATGGTTCATGTCAGGGCCTCGGCTGGATGGCCTCAAGCGACAGAAGGTCATGGACAGCGCCGTCATCCCCGGATCGAGTGTGGACGTGCCGGCTGAGCTGGCGAACCCACCCCAGATACCCGCCACCAGCGACACACCGACGCAGGTGTCGATTTGCTTCTTGACGGAGAACGGCTTCTGTGTTGCGCAGGACAGCGGACAAGCCTACAATCTGACCGAGGCCAAGTTCATTTTCCCCGGCATCCAGCGAGCTGCTGCCATGTTCCGTCGTCAGGACGGTGTGAGCCAGTATCTCGCGGTGGGGGACAGTGGGGGAACGCCGACAGCGGCAGCACGCATCGGCGATTTCGCAGATGCAGAGATCATTCGAGGCGGTGGTCGCTGGAGCCTCGTGGTGGATCAGGTTACATTCGGCGATGCAGTTGACGCGACGGTCATATAAGGAGCAGGTTATGAACGAACAGTATGAGCGCCGCGACAGCGGCTTGATGGTCCCCAAGGCGCAGGAGCTGCTCGTGGGCGGCAAGTATACCGGCCAGATCATCCGCAACAGCAAGGTTGTCGATGAGTTCGAGGACTTCAATCTGGTGACGAACGAGGGCCTGAACAGCCTCCTGAATGTCGGCCTGAACGGTGCGACGCAGCTCACCGCGTGGTATCTGGGCCTGTTCCAAGGCAACTACACCCCGGTCTCGACCGACACGGCGGCGGTCATCGCCGGCAACTCGACGGAGAGCAGCTCCTACGCAGGCACCACGCGTCCGCAGTGGACCCCGGTGGCGGCGTCGGGCCAGTCGATTACCAACTCGGCGGCGCGCGCGTCCTACACCTTCAACGCCTCGGTCACGATCTACGGCGCGTTCCTCATTTCGAGCGCGGTTATCGGCGGCGCCACCGGCGCGCTGTTGTCGGCGGCGCGCTTCACGACGGCCAAGCCCGTCGTGGCGAACGACCAGCTTCTGCTGACCTACACCCTGAGTGCGGCGTCGGCCTAAGTTCGGATGGCGGCGAACGGCACCCTCGCCGCAGTCTGAAACGGCCCGCAGCGTCCTCCAGCGTTGCGGGCCACCCTTTTGTGAGGTGGGATAATGTCTGACGCTCTCGGCACTGGCGCAATCGCTCAAGACGCAATCGGCCAGACTTCCGAGGCCGTCCCCACGATCTACACTCTCAGTGCGGTGACAGGCGCGTTCGCGCTGACCGACACCGGCACGACGGTGCTGGAGCTGCCCACCGGCCTCTACACTCTCAGTGCGGTGACAGGCGCGTTCGCGCTGACCGACACCGGCACGACGGTGCTGACGCACCTCGTTGGGGGTAGCGCATCTTACACACTCACTGCGCTGATCGGCTCGTTCGCGCTGATCGACACCGGCACCACGTCCTTGCATAGCAATACCGGCCTCGTGATGGCGGACAACACCAGTATGCTCGACGGGGCATACCCGTCCATGGCGTACACGCTCACGTCGTCCGTAACTGTCGGCGGTGCGGTCGCTTACTCGTTTCAGCCGGTCGCCATCGTGACGGACGGGCTGATCGCAACCGCGAGCCCCACAGTTAGTGCGATCTACGGACTGACATATCAGGAGCTGTTGACGCTCAACAGCATCATCACCGCCGGTTACCCGGTGTCGGTCTCCAGCGGGTTCACGCTGCACGACACACAGACGCCGCTCGTGGCGTATCTCATGCTCGAACGTATGGGGTTCCATGACACGCTGGCTGGGGCTGCGACATACGGTCAGGTGATGCTCGACCTCCTCAAGATGGGGGACGGGTTCTACAACTTCTTCGGCGGCACCATCGTTGACACGTTGCGCTTGACGGATGGCATGATGCTGACCTACTATGCCAACGCAAGCGCAGAGGACGTGGTGCGGTTGACAGACACGTTCGCCAACACCCTATACGTCTCTGCGCTAGTGCAGGATGGTGTCGAGTTTAACGACACCGAACTTCTCATGATGATTTACAGCGGCGACCCGCTGCTCGACCGGATCGAGTTGTTCGCGGGCTATGTCGGTCCCGCCGGTGACTTCACGACGTGGGCGATCAACACACGCACCAACGCCGTGTCGGAATACGACAACTGGGACTTCAACAGCTTCGCCAAGATGGGGAACAAGTATCTCGGCGCGTCCGCTGCCGGCTTGTTCGAGCTGAACGGCAATGACGATGCTGGGGCGAACATCCGCGCGCTGGTCCGGTCAGGCATATTCCAAGTGTCGGGCTCGCACCTCGCCGGGTTCAAGGCTGCGTATATCGGCGCACGGATCAAGGATGACGCGCCGGATGTTTATCTGCGGCTCATCGCGGACGATAACAAGGTCTACACTTACGCCGTCAAAGTGCGTGACATGAAGACCTCGCGCGTCGATTTCGGCAAGGGTCTGCGCCACCGCTATTACGCGTGGGAGCTGGAGATACCCGCCGCCGACTTCGACCTCGACACCATCGAGTTTCTCCCCCTCGTGATGCAGCGGCGGATATGATTAACCCCCCCATTATCGCAAATATCGGCGGCGCACCGTGCGCTGTCTCGTATGGGATCGTTCTGCCGCCCGGTCAGACCTCCCCGTCCTCCACGCAAGTGGGGGATGCCGAGGTGTGGCTGCTGCAATATCAGGCAGAGGTGCTGCATCTTGTCGCTGCCGCCCGCCAGCAAAACCAGCTCAATGAGCTGGGTCAGCGCAGCGCATATGGTGAGTGGGGGCCGGTCACTGCGCTGTATCAGAGTAACCAAGGTCTGGAGACGCTGAGGCTTACGGTCGCGGTGGGCGGGCATGCCGAGGCCGGCGGGGTCGAGATCGGCGGCGTGTTCGACATAAAGGTGGCCTTCACGGGCTTTCCGTACCCCAGCATGGGGGCTTACAACACCGGGTGGGCGGATCATTTCCAGTTCAACGGCCCGGTGTACCAGTGCGACCCGGCGTTCTCGCCGAGTGACCCCGGTCCTCGGTCGAGGTTCGATACGTCGAACGCGGTGTGGGTGTGTGATGCTCCGGTGAAGGAGCCGGACATGAACGCGACCCTCGCAGGCCCGCCACTGCTGGCCGAGGGTGTGAGGTCACCGCTGCCCCTATACACCATAGAGACCGGGTCGGGCACCACAGCAGCGGTGACCCTTGGCAACCCGGATACGACTGTCGGGATCATGCAGCCTGACTGGTGTGCTGGGGTGGGCGGCTCAGCGATCCTCACCACACCGCTGAGCGGGAAGCAGTATTGGGAAGTCGAGATCGTCACACTGCCGCACAAGGTGCCGGCCCCGTACAATACGGACCTGTCGGGCTTCACCGTTACGCACACGATAGACAACGGCACGCCACACCCGACCCATGAGACGGTCGCGTACCATATCCCCATCGCCTTTTTGACGGTACTACAGCAGGGGTTAGGCTTTCAGGGTAGCTTCACTACCACATGGCCATCCGGGCTGGACGCTTTCGGGTCGCCGTGTATCGGCATCGTGCCGGGATATTATCTACCTGCCGATATGCTGCCGGGTATCTCTACCGCACCACCACTGCACTTTCAGGACTACACACGGTCGGTCGGGCTTGACCCCGTGATTGACCCGAAGGGTGACAAGTCCAAACTCGCGCGCTCGATCTACCTAACCCGCACGTCGGCGATTGCGCAGGCTCAGCTTGTTCCCTCAAGCAGTACGGCAGCACCATCCACCACCATCAATTATCCGGGTGTGTGGGAAGTTCCGGTCGTCCTTGGCAGCGATCAGATCACACAGGCCGAGGCGTATTTGCAGGCTCAGGTCGATGGCACCGCAGGGTCGTACCCGGCAGGGTCTGCTAGCGCTGCGCTAACCACACTTGGGGTGAGTGACCTTGCGGCATACAAGGCAGCGGTGCTGGCGTATAGTGCTGACCCCACACACGCCCCCGTACCAGTTATGCCTGCTGTAGCGTATATCAAGGCCGACCCCAGCACTGGGGTTTCGACGGTTGAGGCCGGAGCGATCACAGAGCGTAACGGCTGGAGCTTCTGCTGCGCAGATAACCCTGTTCTCAAGGCCCCTCCCGGCGGGACGCTGACGCCGGATTACGAGGTCGTATATGGGCAGCATATGTACTTCCCGATGGCAGGGGATCGAGGGATTTACCTAGTTACAGGCCTCGCCCCCAACCTCATATACCCAACACCGACCACACTTGCAAACATTACCCCTGTCGATGCTGCGTTCGCTGCTGCGCAGAAAAACGGCTACGTGTTTATGGGTATGGCGTCCGGGCCTGACTTGACTGGCGCTGTCGTTACATCGTCGAGCGGTTCTGGTGCGACGTATTACGTCAATCAGGCATACCAAGGGTGGAATTACTCCATGTATGTGGCTGCGAGCTATGTCGGTGGCACGGATGCGGACGGTCGCGCGTACCCACGGTACACGTCCGGCTATACAGCCACGATAGTCAGCCAGCCCAGCCCCGGCAGCGATGCGTACACGGTGTACTACTTTGCGTCGGACAATTATACCACGACGCTCGCTGCGGTGACGGACGTATCTGCGGTGTGGTCAGCTAGCCCCAAGCCGACGCAGGGGCTGCATAGTGCCGGCTATCACGCCCCCGTCTATGTGGGGCGTGTGGACAGCGTAGCGGATGACACCAAGATCGGCGACGGCACGACGATACCACTGGACGGCTCACTCGCCAACGTCGGTCAGACCATGGGGCTGATCGGGCAATTCACCGGCGTTGACCTCGGCCCGCTGGTCGAGGGCGACGTGGTGATGATGGCGGCGGACACGGCCAGCGGGAAGGTCTGGTTCGGCAAGAACGGTGACTGGTATGCCCCCGGCAGCCAGTACGTCGCCAGCGCCGTGCTGGACGCAACGTCGGACGGCCCCGCGTTCGGGACCAAGTGGGCGGCGATCATGGATGGGGGCAAGAACTCGGCGACCCCAGTAACTGTGGACGCGACCACCCCGACGAAGGATCAGCCGCCGGAGTATTTCCCGGCGGTGGGCTTCCGTCAGGGGCCACTTGAGGCTAAGATACACTACGGCTCCGGCATGAAATACAAGACGCCGAACGGCTTCACGATTTATGGCCTGACGCAGGTCGTGTAACGGTGTCCACCACGAGGATAGTGTTCTATGTCGATGACCCCCGCGTTCCCCGCCATCCCGGTCCCGCCCGTTCAGGCAGCACCCGGCACGTTTAGCAGCCCGGACACCGTGATCGCGACCGGCGGCCAGATGGTTGCTCTGGCGCAAGACTTCATGGGCCGCCTTGAGAGTGCGGCCTATTTCACCGCGCCCACCATCAACACGGACCTCCCCACCATCCCGGCGGCTCCCGCGCCTGTCACCGCGCCGATGCCTACGCTCGCGGACGTTACGTGGGTCGTACCGGGCTCGCCTGCTGACCTTTCGGCGGTGGTGCCGGACGTGACCCAGTATCTTCCCGGCCCGTTCTCCGGCACGCTCCCCGGCCTCGTGTTCGGCACCATGCCCATCGTGGATTATGGCAGCGCCCCGGATCAGCCGGCTATCGACCTGAACTTCACTTATCCGACGCTCAATCTCAATCTGCCTGTCGCGCCGTCGCTCATGAGCGTGAGCGTTGGCCTGCTGGGCGACGTGGTTCTGCCGACGTGGACCGCAGAGATGCCGATCCTGCTGGCGATGCCTCCGAATATCGTGGGTTATGCTGAGGGGGCGATTTACACCTCGACCCTGCTCTCGTCGCTCTCGAACGACCTGAACCTCGCCATCACCACCGGCCAAGGCCTTGTCGTCGGCGGCGACATTGAGACCGCCATGTGGGACCGCGCGCGAGAGCGTGAGTACCGCCAGCAGGCCGACGCCCTCGCCGACCTTGAGCGCATGGAGGAGCTAGGGTACGCCTTCCCGCCGGGCATCTACCTCGACGCTCGGATCAAGGTCCAGACCGAGACGAACAACACCATCGCGGGGCTCAGCCGCGAGATCATGGTCAAACAGGCTGAGAACCTGCTGGAGAACTTGAAGCAGGCGCGCACCATCGCGACCGAGCTGGAGGGCAAGCAGATCGACTATGCAAACCTGATCGCCCAGCGTGCGTTCGAGAGCGCCAAGTTTGTCGCCGAGGTCTCTGTCCAGATTTACAACGCCGAGGTCGAGGCCTTCAAGGCGCAGCTCGACGGCTACCGCACGCAGGCGCAGGTCTTTGAGACCCTGCTGAAAGCCGCCGAGACGCAGGTCGAGATATACAAGGCTGAGGTCGAGGCCGAGAAGTTGAAGGTGGACATGAACACCTCCATCGTCGCCCAGTACGAGGCTTTGATCCGGGCGCAGAGCCTGTTCGTGGACATTTACAAGGCAGAACTTGGGGCTATCGAGACGCAGGCCAATCTCCAGAAGATCGTGGTGGAAGCCTACGGTGCGGAAATTCAGGCCTATACCGGCAAGATCGGCGCATATTCCGCCGAGGTGAACGCCTACAAGACGCAGATCGACAGTCAGCAGGTTATCGTCAGCGCCTACAAGACGCAGGTGGACGCTTACGCCGCGCAGGTGCAGGCCGGGGCCACCAGCGCCAACGCCGTGATCGAGGGGTACAAGGCCACAGTTACTGGGTACACCGCCCGACTGGACGCCTACCGCGCGCAGCTCATGAGCATGTCCGAGCAGGCCAAGGCGGCGTCCGAATACAACACGGCGACTGCGGATGTATATCGGTCGGAAATGTCCGCGCTGGCGTCGTACAATGAGGTCTTGACAAAGCAGTGGCAGGCCGGCATCGAGATCGCCGAGAAGCAAGCGGAGGTGGCTGTGCAGGCTGCCAAGGCCAACGGCGATCTGTATTTGCAGGCCAAGACCGTAGCGGTTGAGGCCATCAAGGGTGGGGCACAGGTCTCGGCGCAGATCGGCGCAGCGGCCCTCAACGCCATCCACTTCTCCACCTCGGCATCGTGGTCCTCGGCCATGTCGCAAAGCTACGCCGGCTCGATTGGGGCCAGCTTCTCGCAGGTCGAGAGCGAAAGCATCAGCGGATAAAGGATATAACCTATGGACATCGGTTCGCTCGTACAACAGAAATACAACATCGCGCAGCAGGACGCCAACGCGCGCACCACGCAAGTGCAGTCTCAGGCATCGCTCGACGCGGTGCGTGCAGGCCTCATGCCGCAACAGCTCAACAACGAGGGGCTGTTGCAACGCGCGCAGGCTGGTCACCTCGACGCCCAGACAGGCATGGTCGCCCCTCTGGGGCAGGCCAGCATCGACGCATCCCGCGCGCAGATCGGAGTGGCTGGCGCACAGACCGGGCTGCTCGGCGCACAGACCGGGCTGCTCGGCGCACAGACGGCGTCGGCCAAGCTGGACCTCCAGCCCATGAGCCAGCCGATGATTGACGCTCTGAGCGCGGCGCACGCCGGGCGCATGGGCACCAACGCGCGCCTCCCCGGCCAGCTCGGGCAGCCGTCCTCGCTCCTCGAAAAAAACCCCGATGGCACGCCTAAATACGGTGCGGTGAGGGGTTACGCGTCTGGCACGTCCGACGTCCCCGGCCCCGGCAGCGGCGCGCAGGACAGCGTGCCGGCTGAGCTGGCACCGCATGAGGCGGTCCTGAACCAAGGCGCAACGGCGCACCTCGGCCCGCAGCTCATCGACGTGCTGAACGCGCTCGGCGCGCACAAGATGGCCATGGAGGGCAATGCGCCTCAGACCCCGCCCGGCGGCGCAGCCCCCGACCAGCCCGACGACCAGCCGGCCCCCAAGGCCGAAAAGAAGCCGCCGGGCAAGGGGATGCCGGCGGCGAAGAAAACAGCCAAGAAATAATTTCCGGCTTTTTCCGGCTGACGATCAGTGGAAGCTGATCGTCAGGTGGGCGAAGGCCCACGCCACTAGCCAGCCGCAGCCGCACACGACAGCCAGAAAACCGATCACCGCGAGCGCGATAAGCGGCCTCAGATCGGGCATACCGTAATCGCTCATTTGTCTGTCCCTGTTTTGGTCATGTCCGTGCCACCGATCACCTTGAGGTCGTGAGCCGACAGGCGTGGAGCCGTAGTTCCTGTGGTTGCGTTGGTCACGGCGGTGGTGATCTCCTCCGACCGCTTTGCAACCGCCTCATGGTCCATGTTGACCACGTAGGTGTTGACGCGACCACCCTCCAGATACGAGCCCTCGGCGAGGCTCTTGCGCGTCATGCGTAGGATCACCCCCTGCTCGATCAGCGCGTCAACGAAGTCGCGGCGAGGGTATTTGCCCCGTTGACAGAAGCGGTGGAACGCGTCCGTCGCGAGATAGAGCAGGTTCTTGTGCTTCTCCAGCCGCGCCTTGACACTCTGGTGCGTGGGCAGCTTGAGGTCCACGAGCACGTTCTTACCCGCATCCACCAGCACCGTGCCATGAACGACCTCACCAATGCAGTCGTTCAGCGCGGCGGCGGGAGAGATGTACTCCTCAACCAATATCCCGCGCATACGGGGCAGCATGATGTTGAACGCGTAGTCACGCACGGCGTTGGGCTCGAACGACAGCAGCCCCAGATGCTTGGCGATGCGCAGCCCCAAGACGGTGCAGCACACAGAGATAGTCCAGAAGCGCTCGCTGACTTTCAGATTATACTTCTTCTCAGCGTTGGCCACGAGCTGCGTGAGGGTCTGCTTCGCCCAATCATACTGCTCCATCGTGTAGATGATGACGGCTTCGCCGATATGCCCATAGTTCTCGGCCAAGGTTTGCATCATGATCTCGGCCTGCAAACGGTTCGACGTAGCGGGCGGGATATTAAGCTCGATCACACGCATGGAGGTGGCATCGCCGACCTGCGAGCCCTCGGCGAGGAGGGCGTGCAGGCTGCCATTGCCAGTCGAGAGGATCAGGTTCGCCTTCGTGTCGTTCGCCTCACCGCTGGAGCCAGTCGGTTTGATAAGTGAGCGGTTCGCTTGCAGGCCCAGACGTGCGCGCGGCTGCGACACTTCGTAAGCGAACGACCGCGCTCCCTCAGGGAGAAGGCCGGACAACTCATCCACACCGAACGGCAGGCTATGTAGGGCGAACATACACTCGGATCGTGCCTTGGGGGTCGCACCCACGTCCTTGGTGGCGTTGAGATAGTTGGCTCGCGGGTCGCCGAAGAAACCCATCGCAGCCATCAGCATCGCCGACTTGCCGCCGCCGGAAAGGCCGCTGGCGTGGACGATGGCCCCATGCTGCCCAGTCATGTGCATGAACAGCGAGCCCAGAGCCGCACCAATATAGAACTGCTGGGGTAGGTATTCCGGGCGGTTGTAAAACTCCATCGCCGAGATTTGTTCTTCGATGGTGCCGGCCTTGCCCAGACGCAAAATCTCAGCAAAACCGGCGGTGTTGCCGCCGTACTGCACCGGGCGCTTGGAGCCGTCGCGCATGATCTTGGTGTGGCCGAGCGCGAAGGCCTGATAGTTGTCGATCCAGCCCATGTGTGTGTGCTGGGCTTCTGGGGCGGTGTCCCGCTGGAGCTTCCGAATGTACGCGACCATGAAAGTCTGCACCAGTTTGATGTTTGCGGCGTCGATGTAGATTGAGAGATCGGCGAGTGCCTGTACGAGCTTGTTCAGATCATAGATCACACCCGACGCGAACACCACCATTTTTGGTTTTTCGTTCGGAACGTAAGCGCACCATACGTGCTGGTCGTTGCGTCCGTTGCTGTCGGTCTGGCGGGTCACCGGAAAGAGCTTGTATTGGAGCACGTTCTGCCAGAAGGTTTTCTCGCCCTTCTCCATGCGGATGGCAACACCCTGCTTGGTCCACGCGTAAGCCTCGGGTAGCTCCGGCGGTTCCACAGTCAGCTCGGCGTCACCACCCATTGAGAGCTGCATCGCCGGTGGCGGCTCGTTGGTGATCTGCGGCACATACGGCGCACGCACCGGGCTGGAGCATACACCCCAGAGCGGGCACTTACCGCATATGTCGTTACCCGACTGGTCGTTCAGTACGTTGCATGTGGTCGGGCCAACGTGATGTTTGTCCTGATCGGCGAGTTTCTTGTCCACATACGCAGCGTCATACTCAGGATAGTCCTTCGCGGACAGCTCGTGACACTTCTCCACGCCATCGGAGCACTTGCGCACGGCGGCTATCAGCTTGTGCCAGTAGGTATATGTGATGCCGCCACCCACCTCGGCGAAGTGACGGAACTGCCCGCACACCTCGGCGACCTGATCGAACGACGGGACTTGCCCGCTAAACTCCATGGTAGTGTTGGACCCGAGACCCCCAGTGTCGCCCGCAGTAACTGTGAACGATGCGTCAATGTCGGTCGAGATGCCGGCTTCCTCGCACGCATCGTAGAGCGCCTGATACAACTCGTCGGGTTCCGTCGCCACGCCGACGTGCTTCACGACAACAGGGCGAGGGGCCGTCTGCTTGAAGTTCAATGTGTTGGGGATGCGCAGGACCGACGACTGGTCCTTGATCCGCGCGCGGTCGGCCTTGAAGCCGTGGTGAAGTACCAGCCGGTACAGCAGTGTGGCCGAGTACAGCCAGCGTTTTGTCGAGATGTCACGCGTGAACGGCCAGTAGACGTGCACGCCCCCACCGGAGCCCACGAGTGTGGGTTCGGGGAAGCCGATAGTCTTGCAGAACGCTTGAAGCTCGGAGACGGCCTCACCGCGGGATGCGAACTTGTGGCCGCCGGTGCCAACGTCAAGGTCGAGAAACAGGCAGCGCGCGCGGGCCATGTTGGTCTGCGCGCGCTTGCCCTTCTTCAAGTTCTCCTTGAGCGTATGGATGCAGAAGTACACGTCAACCGTTTTGCGCAGTAACTTGGCTTGCTGCACGACCTGCTGGATGTCGGTACGAACGTAGTGTCTATAGCCGGAACACTCTTTACCGTTATCGTCGGTCCACTTGACTTGCACGGCAAGGCAGTAGTTGCCTTCATCCGGCCACACGGATTGCAGAAATTCCAGCATATTCATGACGACATCCAGCAGCGGTTATATTGACGTAATTAGAGTTTGCCGCGCAGGAAGGCCTCCAAACTCGCGTCAAGTTCGGACTGGGTGGTGCTGCGCAGATAGCCGGTGAAGATCGTCGGCCTCGGCACCTCAGCCTCCGGCGTATGCTTCGCTCCGAAGGTTTTCCCGTCCAGCACCGGCTTCGTTCTGGGCGTAGGCTCCTGCGCGACGGTGTCGCGACGGCCCTCATAGGGGTCACGTTGGGGGCCGTCGCGCATGTAAGTCGGCTTGGTCTGGGCGTTCGTGGTGGCCGCCTCCCTCATGCACCCGAACTCATCGTAGATCAGGTGCCGCAAGTCGGCGTCACCGCGCTCGGCGAGGATAGCCTTGAGGAGGATCAGGTAAACGATCATGTCGTCCACGCGGCCAGACAGCGGTTCCGCACGATCACGGACCACACCATCCTGAATGTCCTGAACGTACTGCATCACCGCGTCGTGGTGCTTGTTATAGTAGATACTCCAGACGACCTCCATGGGGACGTGCGTCTGTGCCGCATTACGGCGGAAGTTGGCGAGGCGGTCAGTGTCGCCCGCGTATTCGCCACCCTTCAAGACGCTGAGCTGGTTGATCTTGTCTTGGGTCTGGTCAACAAGCCGGTCCCATGCCGCGAAGTTAAAAGTCTGCGCCATCGTAGTTCCTTTAATGTTTTCCGGGGGTTGGGGAACGCCCCACCAAAACTGGCGGGGCGTCTATTATCTGGGCTCGATCAGGCTAATGCAAGCCTCAATCGTCGTCCCACTCGCCGAGCAGAGCCTCGACATTCTGGGGGGTCGCAACCGGCTTGACGGGCTTGGCCGGCGCATCCTCATCGTCCTCCACGACGACGGGCTTCTTCTTCTTGACCACGACCGGCGCATCCTCATCGTCCTCCACGACGACGGGCTTCTTCTTCTTGACCACGACCGGCGCATCCTCATCGTCCTCCACGACGACGGGCTTCTTCTTCTTGACCACGACCGGCGC